GGATCTTCGCGATCACCCGCCAGGCGCTGGTGAACGACGACACCGACGCCTTCTCCCGCGTGGCGATGCTCTTCGGCCGCGCCGCCCGCAACCTCGAGTCGAACCTGGTGTGGGCCCAGATCACGGCCAACGCCAACATGGGCGACGGGAACGCGCTGTTCTCGGCCGCGCACAACAACCTCGACGCCGTCGGCGCCGCGATCTCGGTCGAGGCGATCGGCGCCGGCCGGGCCGCGATGCGGGTGCAGACCGGGCTCGACGGCGAGACGCTGCTGAACATCTCGCCGGCGTTCCTCGTCGTGCCGGCCGCCCTCGAGACCCTGGCCGACCAGTTCGTGAGCCAGGCGCTGGTGGCCGCCCAGGCGGCGAACATCAACCCCTTCGCCGGGCGGCTGCAGGTCATCGCCGAGCCGCGCCTGGACACCGAGTCCACCCAGGAGTGGTACCTCGCCGCGACGCCGGCGCAGGTCGACATCATCGAGTACGCCACGCTCGAGGGCGAGGCCGGCCCGATGGTCGAGTCGCGGATCGGCTTCGAGGTCGACGGCCTGCAGATCAAGGCCCGCCACGACTTCGCCGCGAAGGTCATCGACTGGCGCGGGCTCTACAAGAACGCCGGCGTCTCCGACACGTAGGCCCCGGAGCCAGAAGAGGAGCAGGAGAAGCTCATGGAGAACTTCGAGAGACCCGGCGACGTCCAGACCTTCACGCCCCCCGTCGGGGGCGTGACGAGCGGCGGCGTCTACCAGATCGGCCAGGCGCTCGGCGTCGCGGGGAAGACCGTCACCGCGGCCGAGGCCCTGGCCGGCGCGACCTGCGGGCTGAAGATCCGCGGGGTCTTCACCGTCACGAAGGTGGGCTCGCAGGCCTGGACCGAGGGCGCCCTCGTCTACTGGGACGACGGCAACACCCGCTTCACGACCGACCCGACCGGGAACCGCCTGGCGGGCTGGGCGACCGAGGCCATCGGCGCCGGCGCGGGCGAGACGACCGGCCACGTCTACCTCGACGGCGTCGCGCGCGAGAACGAGGCGACGTAGCGGTAGGCCACGAGTGCGCGAATGGACCTCACGCCCTTCCGTGCGCTGTTCCGTGAGGCCCAGTTCGCGACCCACGGCGTTCCGGCGGTGGTGACGCCGCCGGACGCCGATCCGGTCGAGACGCGCGTCATCTGGGCCGACCGCGAGGCGGCGCAGGTCCCGCCCGACGGAACCTTCCGTCGGGCAGAGCCGCGCCGCCTTCTCGGCATCCGTCGCGACGACGTCCCCCGCGTCCCCCGGGGGACTCTCGTCGCAGTGACCGAGCACCTCAGCAGCTCGCCGGCCCTCTGGCGCGTCGACGCGATCGAGCGCTCCGACCCGGACCACTTCCGGGTGATCGTGGTGCCCAATGATCTCGAAACGTAGGAAGGCGATCGACGAGCTCGTGAGGCGGCTGGGCTTCATCCAGCTGGCGAAGGGCTACTCGTGCGACGCCGGGCTCAGCATCCTACTCGGCGAGGCCCCCAGCTTCGGGGAAGACGATCCCCTGGCCGCCATCGCCATCGCCGTCGGGGGCGACGAGCCTGAGACCACGGGCGGACTGGTGCGAACGAGGACCACCTTCGAGATCCACGCCATGGTGCGCGCCGACATGGACGCCCCCCTCCTGGCGCTCGAGGCGCTGATCGCGGACGTGAAGGCCGCGGTCGAGATCGAGGGACGCGACCAGAACCAGCTGCTCGGCGGGGATGCCTCGATCGACCGCTCGCTCGACGGGGTGACGCTGCCCAAGGGCTTCGAGCGCGGTCCGATCCGGCCGCTCAACCGCGAGGCCGGCAGCACGTTCGTCGGGGCCGTCTGCGAGTACATCGGGACCTTCGAGGAGCGCTGGGGCGGGGAGCCGGAGGAAGAGCCCACGTGAGCGTCACCGCCTTCATGATCGACCTGGGCGAGCTGAAGCGGGAGCTCGAGACCATGGGCCGCGAGGCCCCCGCGATCATGGCCCGCTCTCTCAACCGGGCCCAGACGGCCGGCCAGACGGCCACCGTGCGGGCCGTGGCGCAGGACACCGGCCTCGCGCAGAAGTACGTGAAGCGCGAGATCCGCGTCGACCGCGCGACGCGGTCTCAGCCTGTCGCCGTCGTCGAGGTCGCCGGCCGCCGCATTCCCCTGATCGCCTTCTCCGCGCGCGGGCCGGAGCCGTCGCGGGGCCGAGGGAAGGGGGTCTCGTACCGGCTCCCGACCGGGCGCGGGCGCGTGCCGGACGCCTTCATCGCGACGATGGTTTCCGGCCACCGCGGCGTGTTCAAGCGGAAGAGCCGGCGGCGGCTCCCGATCGTGGAGCTGTTCGGGCCCTCGATCCCGAAGGTCTTCGAGAAGTACCTCCCGACCACGTTCCGGCCGGCCGCGGAGGAGGCGCTCATCAAGAACCTGCGGCACGAGATCGACTTCGCGCGGCAGCGGACGGTAGCGGCGTAGTGACGAGAAACGGAAGGAGTTAGACCATGGCGGAGCACGCAACCCAGGCGATCATCGGCTGGGGCACGCAGGTCCAGCGCGGCAACGGCGACGGCGACCCCGACACCGGCGTCGGCGAGACCTACGCGAACATCACCGAGGTGACCGCCGGCCAGCCCCCGCAGGACGTCGCGGACGAGCACGAGGTCTCCCACTTCGAGAGCCCGAACCGCCGGAAGGAGTACATCCAGGGGATGATCGACTCCGGCGAGGCCACCTGCACGATCAACTACAACCCCGGCGTCCACGAGATCCACGACACGCTGGTCGAGGACTTCGAGGCCGGGACGCTGCGCTGGTGGCGCTTCGTCCTCCCGGGCGGGGTGGAGACGATCTCCTTCCGCGCGTTCATCAAGGGCTTCACCAGGAACCTCGGCCCGAACGACCCGCTGACCGCCGACGTCACGTGGCGCGTGGGCGCGGTCAACACCGAGCGCCCGGCGTTCACGTAAGGCGGGGCGCCTGTGGCGAACCACCTGAAGGGCGAGGTCGCCTTCGAGGCGGGAGGGCAGTCCTACACCTTCCGCCTCGGGGTGAACGAGATGATCGAGCTCCAGAACCAGCTGGGGCTCGCCGGCAAGGACGCGGAGTTCCTCGAGGTCCTGGGAGGGATCAGCGGCTTCGGCCAGGTGCGCGCCTGCATCTACGTCGGGCTGCGGAAGCACCACCCCGAAGTCACCGAGGAGCTCGCCGGCGACATCGTGACGGAGCTCGGGATGAGCCAGATTCCCGACATCATCCGCCAGGCCCTGCGCTGGGCCCTGCCGGAGAAGGAGGAGGGCGCGGGAGGGGGGCGCGGCAAGCCGGCCCGCCCTTCTCGTGGGCCGACGTCCTCCTAGACGCGGCCCGAGCCGGCATCGCACCGGACGAGGTCTACGCGGGCACGCTCCGCGAGTTCTCGATCCGCATGAAGGCGGCGGTCTGGCGGCAGCGCCAGGCCGCCCGCCTCGCAACTACGGAGGCCTGGATGACGGCGGCGCTGGTGAGGCACTCGGGCAAGCGGTTCCCCAGCCTCCGCACGCTCCTCCGTGAGCCCGCCCCCCGGGTGGAGGGCCGGCAGTCTCCCGACGCCCAGCGCGCCTTCTTCCTCGACTTCGCCCGGCGCGCCGGCCTGCGCGTCGAGCGCCACGAGAAGCCCGTCCTCGAGTACCCGGTGAACTAGATGGCCGACTCCGTCAGGCGTCTCCGCGTCGAGCTCAGCGCCGACCACGCGCGGTTCTCGAAGGGCATGAAGGGGGCGGCCGACTCGGTCTCCTCGCTCGGCAAGGAATTCGAGGGGCTCCGAAAGGGGCTCTCGGTCGGCTTCTCCGCGCTCGCTGGCGTCGCCGCCCCGATCGCCGCCGGCTTCACGGCCGTCGCCGGCGCCGTGGCCTACGCGACGAAGGCCGCCATCGACTACTCGAGCGCGATCGTCGACATGGCCGACCGCTCGGGCCATACCGTCGAGTGGCTCCAGGCGACGAAGTACGCGGCCGAGCAGAGCGGCACCTCCCTCGAGCAGGTCGCGGGCGCCTCCCAGAAGCTCATGAAGGCCCTCGGCGAGGGCAGCGCCGAGACCATCCGGACGGTGAAGGCCCTCGGGCTGTCTTTCGAGGAGCTCCGCGCCTCGTCGCCCGACGAGCAGATGAACCGGGTGCTCGCCGCGATCGGGAAGCTCGAGGACCCGACGGCGCGCACCACGGCGGCGATGCGCCTCCTCGGCCGGAGCGGGACCGAGCTGCTGCCGCTCGCCGGCTCGTTCGACGAGCTGCGCGCCAGGGCGGAGGAGCTCGGGCTCGTCCTGTCGGAGAAGTCGGTCCGCGCGACGGAGGCCTTCGGCGACGGGCTCGCCGAGCTGCAGGGCACCTTCCAGGGTCTCCTGAACAACCTGGGGACGACCATCACGACCTCGGCGGGGGTCCACGAGGCCCTCGGCATCCTGACCCAGGCCATGGCGGACCTCAGCCGGTGGGTCGCCGCCAATCGGACCGAGATCCGGGCGTTCGTCACGGAGAGCCTGGCCTCTATGGTCCGGGGCTTCACCTCCGTCCTCCAAGGGGTCGGGCTCCTCAGCGAGGGCCTGTTCCAGATTCGGAGGACGCTGCTCGAGCTCGGCGGCATGTTCGCGAAGGCCGCGGCGGGCGCCGAGATGCTCGCCGCGGTCATGGCGAAGCCGTGGGACGCGAAGAAGGCCTTCGACGAGTACCGCGGCCAGCTGACCGCCATCGACTCGCTCGTCGCGGCCCAGGTGAGGGCCGCCGAGGCGCAGCGCGACTCCGTCACGTCCGCCCTCGTGTCGGGCGCCGTGGTCGCGGCGAAGATGACCGACGCGCTCGAGAACCTGGGCGCCGCCGAGGTGGAGGTCGGCGAGGCGGGCACTCGGGGGGCGGCCGGCATCACCGACCTTTCCGACTCGGCCGACAAGGCCGCGGCGTCGGCGCAGAAGCTCGAGCAGGAGTACAACAAGGCCCTCGCGTCGATCGTGAACGTCCGGCTCGACGAGGGCTCGCTCTTCTCCGATCTCGACCGGCAGCTCGACCAGACGCTGCCGAAGCTCGATCTCCTGGGCCCGTCCACCGCCGAGGTCCGAAAGCAGTTCGAGGACCTCCAGACGGCGCTCGCGTTCGTGACTGGCCCCCAGGGGCTGGCCGGCCTGGACAACACACAGCTCAAGCTCTTCATCCAGGAGATGGAGCGGCTCGGGGACACGGGCAAGCTGACGTCGGAGCAATGGGAAGTTCTCGGCGACGCCTACACCGAGGCGCTGCGCCGGGGGATCATCGCCACCGAAGACGCCAAGACCGCGACGATCGACTGGAAAGACAGTCTCTCCCAGATCGCGGACCTGGTCCAGGCGCTCCCCGGGATGCTCGGCGAGGTGGGCCAGGCGTTCGCCGGGATCACGGCCGGCATCTCCGGGATCGGCGCCGCCTTCGACCAGTGGCAGAACGCCGGCAAGGGCCTCGAGGGCCTCCTCTCGAAGATCGGCGCCGTCGGCCAGGCCGCGAGCGCCGCGATCGGCATCATCAAGGGCGTGGGCAAGGCCATCGGTTGGGCGACCGGGGCGAACAAGCGGAAGGAGGTCAACCAACTCCGCGACGCCTTCATCGAGAGCCAGGGCGGCATGGATGCCCTGAAGCGCAAGGCCGCCGAGGCCGGCGTCTCCCTCGACCGGCTCTTCGCCGCGCGCGACTCGAAGAAGGGCGTGCAGGCGGCCATCGACGAGATCACGAAGAAGCTCGGCACCTGGGACGCCGCCCAGGAGGCCGTGAACGACGCGATGCAGCGCTACGGGCTCACCGTCGAGGAGATGGGCCCGGCGTTCGCGCGCCAGAAGCTGGACGAGCAGGCGGCGCAGCTCATCCAAGACTACCGGGTCCTTCAGGCCTCCGGGGCCGACATGAACGCCGTGCTCGGGAAGATGGCGCCGAACGTCTCCGCGTTCGTGCAAGAGTCGATCAAGGCCGGCCAGGCGATCCCGATGGCGATGAAGCCGATGGTCGACCAGCTGATCGCCTCCGGGCAGCTGCTCGACGAGAACGGCGAGGCCTTCGCCTCGGCCGAGGCCGCGGGCATCACCTTCAGCGAGACCCTCACTGAGGGCCTCACCCGGGCGGTGGACGCGATCGAGGCCCTCGTCGCGGCCCTCACCGGCGTCCCGCCTGTCCGCATTCCGGTCTCCTACGAGGTCCAGGGCGGCCCTCCGTCGGGAGTTCAGGTGCCGTCGATCCCGACCGACGGGCTGCCGCAGTTCGCCCGGGGGGGCGTGGGCGACTTCGGGGAGGGCTCGCTCGCCGTCTTGCACGGCCGCGAGGCCGTGGTCCCCCTCGACCGCGGCGCCGGCCTGGCCGGCTTCGGCGGCACGACCATCAACATCGAGGCGCCCATCAACGAAAACCCGCTGCAGACCTTCGAGGGCCTGCGCCGGATGCGGGACCACACGATCACCGCCTGGCGCCGGCAGGTCGCGCTGCCGCTCGCCGC